ATTTGCCACTTCAACCTTTTCCTGGTTATCAAAAATCACAAAGGATGGAGATATAGGAAATGGATTATTCCCAAGATATCTTTTTGTATCTGCTGCAAACAAAGAAAAAACAATTCCTTTCCAACCTAAGGCATCTATTGAAAAAAGAAATAAATTATTACTTGAATTAAATGAATTGCAAACAATTACAGGTGAAGCCGATTTTAGCACAGTAAAAGAAATGTATGAAGATTGGTATATACACTTTGAAGATAAATATAAATTATCTGGGCTTGATGGTTTCATTACCAGGCTACAGGATTATTGTCTTAAATTTGCAATATTAAATGAGATTATTATGAATCATTCATTAATTATATCCGAAAAGGCAATGGGATTATCCGAAGAATTAATTGAATTAGTCAGTAAAGAACTTGAAGATAATATCAATAAAATTATGAATATTAAGACAGTCCAAGATGCAGAAGAAAAAATATTAAATATAATAAAAAAACATCCACAAGGAATAAAGAGAAGTGCTATTTATACTAAAATAACATTAACAAAGAAAATATTATCTGAATCATTGGATACTCTTATTGATAAAGAAAAAATTGAATTCAAAAAAATAGATAGAACTTCTTTGATATTTTCAAAAGATTTGATTTAAAGGAGGAAATAAAATGAATGAGGAAAAAGCGGTAGTAATGTGGGCAGAGATAGTATCCAGTCTTGAGGAACTGGATACTTATTATGCTAACAAGAACGAGTCCGAATTCATATCGGACACAGAAATTCTTAATCTTGGCAGGATTTTGATTCTTGGAGAATCAATATCCAGGAGATTAGAGAATAGCAGAAGTTTTGCAGAGATATGCAAGACTCTTGCCTTACAAAGAAAGGGGAAATGGGCAGGCATGATGTGAGTCATGTCTGCCTTTTTTTGTATCTAAAATAAGGGACACACAGAAAGGAGGATAAAAGCACAAATAAAGGCGTTAATAGACAGGGAAAAGAAATTATGTTCTGCTGCTAAAGAGAGTCCCCTTTTTAGGGAGGGGGTAGCAGAAAGGATTTATAAAAGAATAGAAAGGTAGGGGATAAGAAAATGATAATCAGAGAAGAAACAAAATATTATTTTAAGTCTCCTGATGATATTGCTCGTGTGATGAGAGATATTTTGTTGATGGAGGATATAGTTGACAGAGAAAAGGAGCATCAGTGGGTGATAGGTTTAAATGGGAAACTGAGGGTGCAGTATATAGATTTAGTGTCATTAGGGATTGTCAATGAGATATTGATACACCCAAGAGAGACATATCGGTTAGCGGTGATGAAGGGAGTAACCGATATAATAGTAGTCCATAATCATCCATCAGGAGAGACAGACCCATCAGGGGATGACATGGATATTACAAGACGGCTCAAAGAATCAGGCGATATACTTGGGATTGAGTTATTAGACCATTTAATAATAAATAGTAATGGCGATTATTACTCATTTAGCGAGGCAGGGATAATAATGGGATAATTACGCATGATAGATATGAACCTGCTTCCAATCTGGAAGCGTTAATAGAACAAATAGAGAGGGATGCAGAAGTAATGAGTCATTTGAATACTAAATATGGTTATGTAGGAGCGTTTGAAGAGACAAAGGCATTAGCCAATGAGTTATGGTGGCGTGATGATGATGAAGAAATAGAAATATAAGGAGGAAAACTTAAATGGAAGATAAAATTGAAAAAATTGTTTTGAGTTGGAATACAAAAGAAATGGTGCAGGCACTGGGATTAATTCTACTTTTTTGTAGGGTGGGTGGTGCGGACCATGACAAATTATTTAAACTTCTTGAGGATTTGTGGAATAATCCAATGTTTGATAAATTAAATGATGAAAGAAAAAAAACAGAAAAAACAATATGAATAAAGATAGAATAGAAAGAAAATCCGATAAAAGAGAGTTCCGTTTTTATTCCAGAAGTGGAAATATTTATATTGTTGTTATATCTGATTCATTTTGTTTTTGTGATTGCAAAGGATTTGAATATCGGGAATCTTGTCGTCATGTGGATTTCTTAAAAGATTTTATTAAAATATGGGGAGGTTGAAAATGAAATGTTATTATCATTCGGGGAGGGATTAATAAAAAGAAACTCAAGAGGACATCTTATTATAATAGGATAAGGCAGGCATATCAAGAAATTAATAATATTAAATAAGGAGGAGGAAAAATGCAAATAATTAGAAATCAAAAGATTTCTTATTATGACTTACGTGATGATTTACAAAAAATATTTGATTGGTGTATTCAGTCATTTGACAATGAAATTGATATTAAAAAAAGAGATGGATTTCTTAATATGGCAAGTTTGATTATCAAAATTCAATGTTATTTTTTTAGATTAGAATTAAAAGGTTATCTTAATTCATTGCCGAAACCCAAAAAAATCTAAAATTAAAAGATTTATTGATAAGTTTATAGAAATATTGAAATCAATATTTTGGATAAAAAAAAATATGAAGATTAATTTGATATTCCCATCAATCCTAATGACATTAGATATTGTAGCAGGGACAATATATTTTATTTCTGGCAACTGGAAGATGGGAATATATTGGGTTTGTGCGGCGGCATTGACCGCATGTGTGACATTTTGAAAGGAGAGAAATATGAACAACATTTTTAAATTATGGATATTTTTATGTCTTGGGATTGTTTTATATTTACCTATTTTTTCTATAAATAATTATAAAATAATTCCAACAAAACTTGAATTGAAACAAGTTTTGTCAAGAACCCCCAAATTATGTCAAGAACAAAGAGGATTGCAAAGGAAATGGGATGGAAGAAAAAAGGGGTAGTTCCAGTTCGTGTTCAGATTATTGGAAAATCATATTTTGTGACAATAATTATTAGAGGATTCCAACATGAAGAATTATCTAATTGTTCCGTAATATTGGTGGGAAATAATTATACTAAAAGATTAAGAACCAATGATAACGGTCAAGTCCAATTCAGATATATCAAACAAGGAAATTATCAAATTGTGATTATAGGTGATGAATACAAAAAATGGTATATTAATGTTACAAAAGATTTGACAATAATTATTAATCTTGATTTAAGGACAATGGTAATTAAATAGATTTCCAAGCCTCAAGCAATGTATTAAATAGATGATATTTCAAATTTTTATCCTGAACCCAGAACCCAACTCCATTATATTGATGACACCAATAATCATCTGCAATATCAATATGGATTGAATCCTTATATGGATATAAGCCAATTCTTTTAAATCCTATCATTAAAGCATTTTTGCAAATATCAATCCCGATTTCTCTAAATGGTACTTGATAAAATGGGAAATAAATATCAAGAGCGATACAAAAGAAATGCGGAGAATTGGTAACTCCGCCATCAGGAATATAATCTCTATATCCTGATAATATTTTCAATGGCTTAGTCCCTTGGTTATTTCGGTCCCCTCCACCATAAGGAGGTCTTTTTGATAATTCACATAACAGTTTATACTTCTCAATGACCTGAGAGAGATTATTATAAATAGTTTCAATATCGGGATTTCCTTGTTGTTTGATATGTTTTTCTTTGTAATTGATAAATTGCATATTCTCTCCTTAGACTATTCCTGTCACTCTGCTATAATCATAATCGGGGTCATATAATCCTCGAGAAATATAAAATTTACTTGCGGTAATTAATGATATATAACAGTTATTATCAGTAAGTTTACTACCTAATTTTTGATGAATATTTCCTCCTGTATCTTTTCCTTGCAATAAACATATTCGTGGTATTGTATTTAGAGCATGTGGAATTTCTGTTATTGTGTCAACAGGTGTGGATATCCACCCTGTGTCAAATGCCGTATCTTGTGTAATCCAAGCATCCAACATATAAGTTACCCCAACCGTCCCGGCCGGCAAGACTCCATCCGGCCTTCTGCACCATGATATATCAGCAGGAGTAATTATAGGATAATTTCTCAATGAGCAAAATTCACCTGTTGCAGATACATAAGCAATTGGAAAACTGTTTTTTTCTAATCCTTCTGCACAATTCCAATCAAGAGAATCAGTGAAAAAATCAATAACTCCAGTGCCATTATCGGCAAGAGTGATTATAATCCAAAATGGTGGAGTATATCCAAATTTAGGAATTGTCAAAGTACTTGATGCAATAGTCCACGAAGTAACAAGATTAGAAATTTTAAGATTAACATAAAATAAATTATAATTTATTGTATCTTGACTCCAAATAAATAATGGGACTTCTCTAATCCCACCACCATTAAAAGAAATTGTTAAATCGGGTCTAATTGTTTTATATAGATTACTTGGAATGACATTTTGATATCCGAGATAAGTAGCCCTTTTACTTTCTCCATCAGGCAATAAATTGTATATCGCAGTAGTTTTATCAGCATCAGTATATATTTTTGCAATTTTTTCATAATGTTCCTGGTCAGGAGTATCGCCTAAATCAGTAATCCGAAATACTTGGCTAATGTCTTTCCATATTCCATTTTCTTCATATTTATTCCAACATAGCCATAAATATTGTCCTGATGGTTTATTTGGCTGGACCTGATAATTACTTTTTGGAAATGGCACTAAAATACCATCTATCATCCAATAATTATTATCATCTGAGCCAATTTGAACGATTAAAGATGCAGGGTCTTTCGGTAAAACTTCGCCACCTTGTAACCTGCAATTGCTCATATAACCATGTATCCATGGTTGTCGGTATTTGAAAACCCAATCATTATGATTCCAATGTTCAAAATTTTCCCATGCTGTTGACATATTAACTCCTTCCAAAAATAATCTTCCAGATTATCTCAAGAGTCATTGTATCATCTTTATTGAGCCTGGGGAATATTGTCCTTGCTATCATTTTATCATTACCACCCCAAGTTCCAAATATTCCTGATTCATAAAAATATCCAATCAAATCAGTGCCCCATATAGTATCAAGTGTCAATATGTTATTATAATAACTCAATGATGTTATCAATATTCTGTCTGTTTCTGATACCAGTGAGGTCTGTGCAGGATCTGGATTGGTTGCACCTACACCTAAAGCGTTCCACCTTATCTCTTCAGCAATATTTATAGCCCGGTAAGTTAAAAATTCAATACCAGAATCAACGACAGTATTTAATTTTTTGAAGTGTTCAATTATTGTGTCCTGTTTTTTTAGAATTATTTCTACTTCACCATGTATTGAAATTATATTTGGTGAAAATGTTTTAATATATTTGTTTGAATCCAAGTCTATCACCTACCTTAAAATAAATATCATCTCCTGAAAAAGTTGTCAATCCTATTAAATCAGAGAGACAAATTTCATCCGTCTTAAATAACCATTTATCAAGAATCATATCATCTCTAATATTTTGAGATTCAAGTCTTTTTATCCTTTTTTCAAGTTCTATAAATTCTTTCTCAACCAATAATTTCGTATTCCCAAATGTCAATGATATAGATAAAAAAAATGGGGGAATCCATGTCAAGGATATTGATTTCAATATTATATCAATATCAAATCCATATTCCGTTACAAATAAATGAGATATGGTTCCACAATTTAATCCATCTTTATCATTAGTATTAAATGATATTGATACAATTGGTTCTTTATATTTCTGTAATAAAATATCCACATATTTTTGAGCAATGATTTTGTCTGTTAAATCAGTATTCGTTACCACCATTTCCATGATTCCATATTTATTTTGAGAATCAATATCCTCAGCATAAACAAATATAGGTTTCTGATATTTATATACCATTGTAATTAAATGAGGCGATGAAGATATTTCCCATGTTAATTTACAGATTTTATCTTTAGAATTATAAAATATTATTCCTTCCCCTGTTTGATTTTCATTTGCAGTAAGAGTTTGTTTTATATCATCAATGAAAAATCCAGATTCATCATCATTGGTAAATATTGGTTCGTAAGTAGTCTCAAATTCAGCCAATCCGCCACCATATAAAGTAGTCTCTTGTGTATAAAATCCTTCAGTTAAAGATGTTCCACCATTCAATATTATTCTATTTGCAAGTTGAGAACCATCAATTTCAGGAGTAAAAGTTCCACCTAAAATATTAAAACATGATTTTTCTGTTGTATATACTTTTGAAGTTTTCAATAATATTGGGTCACAGAAATATAATTTTCTTCCCGGTAAGACTCCCCATATAAAATTATTCATGCTTGCTAATTGATTAATACATTCATCAAGTTTTATCTGAGAAAAAGATATATTGTCAATCCATTTCCCTATCTGAAACAATCCTTCTGCTATTGAATATCCAGAATAATAATCTGAGATTAATTGTAAAGCAAAATTGCCAGCATACCATCCTGAAAGATGTTCAGTCACAGTTCTCTTCCCAAACCAAAAAGCATCATCCTGAACCTCAATATCTAAATATTTTTGAATACCATTAAGTGATGGTGTAATTCCTGATATTTTCCCTTGATAATAATGTCCATCAGTTGATAATTCTGAATATAAATTCACTTCATCATAAAAAGAAAAAGTTTTAAAGAAATATCCATCATCATAAATTGTTCCGAAATCTCTTAATCTGAATGATAATGTTTTTGAGGTTTCATCTATAGAAAAATTTAAATTAATTCCATCAAGATAAGGAGATATATTAATTCCTTTTATTATAATTACATATTTTGATTCTATCATAATTAAGCAATCCCATAAGATGGAATTCTATGGGCTATTTTATTTGATACTTTATTTGCTATTGAATCCAAATCCATATCTGAATGAATATAATTGCCCGTAACTGTTGTATTCATAACGATTGATTTTTCTATATTTTCTTTAGACCATGCGGGTATTATTCTTTCCCCTTTTTCAACTTTTACAACAGCATCCTCGTAAATTCTACCACCCAAATATTTTGATGTTAGAGTTCCTTTTATGGATTCTATTGTTGCTATTGCCACAGCCAATCCTCCACCAATTAATGGTAATTGAAGTAGAGAAGCACCACCTGTTGCAAAAGCCCCAAATATAGCCTCTGCTGTGGCTTTTGCTGCTGCCCCTTTTATTCCTGATTCTAACATGTCAAGCATTGATACTTCTGTTTGTTTTCTACTTGTTGTCCATGCTTCGTCAATTGATTTTCCCTGATTTATTAGATTAATAAAACTTGACGAAAATTGACTTTCCACCTCAACCATATTAGCACCTAACATTTTTGAAAATGCTTCCTCATTGGCTAATCTTTCTGCTTTTGCGTCCTCCTCCGCCGCTTTTCTTTTTTCTTCATTTTCATCAAGATTTTTCCAATAATCGGAACTTATTTTTTCTTTATCTTTTACTAATCCTTTTTCATCCCTTGCATGTTCTTTATTTGCTTTTTCATGTTCTCTTTTATTTTCTTTTTCTTGATTATCAAGATTTTTCCAATAATCGGAATTTATTTTTTCTTTATTTTTTATTAATTCCTCTTCATATTTTTCAATTTCTTTTTCTGTCTTTATAATTTTCTTGCTATTTTCTTTCTTCTTTTCCAATATCTCATCATCATTAGTAATCTGTAATTTAGCGTTTCTTTTAGCCTCAGCGGCAGCAATTGCAGCGAACTCTTTATCTTCCTTTATTTGTGTTGCTTTTCTCCCTGCAATAGCATCAAACACTGCATTAATTTCTTTATCAATATTCTCATAAGTTGTTTTTGATAAATCTTTTCTTTCTTTTGTCCAAGCATCTATAAGTGCAAAGTTCTGTTGTAATCTTCCAAAAAATCCGGGTCCTACAGGTGTACTCCAAAATCTTTTGAGTTTTTCTGTTGCTCCCATAATATCAAAAGCCAAATTAAAGAAACTTTCCTTGAATTTATTGAACCACATTATAGTGCCCATTATTGTATATTCTATTGATGTGAGTGCTTTTCCAAATAATCCGCCTTTATTGGATGTATTAACAAACATATCACCAATAGGTTTTAGATGGTCAAATAATGAAGTCAAGAATTTTATGAAAGGTGTCAATGCAGGTAAAAGTTGAGAACCAATATCCGATTTTAATTTAAAAATTGAATCATGCACCATTGACATTTGACCTGCATAAGTTTTGGAGAATGCCTCTAATGCTTTGGCCCCACCCCGTTCGGTAAATATTTTTTCTAATGCTCCTTGAAGACTTTCAATACTTGCACGAGTTCCATCAAACTTAGCACCATAATTTTTTAGAACAGAGGAAGTAATACCGAATTCATTTCTTAGTGATTTTAGTCCCATTGCAGACCCTGCTAATGCCTTCCCAACCACCTCTCCCATATATGTTAGATCATGTCCTGAAACTGCGGCATATCCTCCAATTAGCGGTAACCATTTTGTAGCATCTTGACCAAATCGGGTTAATGTTGCGGTTGCCTGAGCAACACCGGGTATTTCAAAAGGAGTTCTTTCTGCAAATTCTTTTACCCACTTAAATGCTTTTTCCCCTTTTTCCCCTGCCCCAAATAAAGCAGTTAATCGTAATTTGTATTGTTCTACCTGAGAAGCAGAATCAACAAATTGTTTCCCAATATCAAATAATCCTTTACCAATTTTTTCTATTATCACACCTTTGACAATCATATCAAGATTTGTCATTACTTGATTAACTTTATCGCCGGAACTTATTACTTTGCCGAGGGCAGCTTGGGCAGTATTGAGCCCTGTGACTAATTTATCCGAAAGGGCTTTTAATACTAAAGTAAGTTCTTCAGTCCTTGGCATTTTGATTTTCCTTTTTTATTATTTTTCTTGAAAAACAACCGGGGATAAATCCGCTATTTTTTATACTCTTATCCCCAGATTGTATTGATTTATTCCCCTGATATCTCCTATTAATAGCATTAAGAAATCTCGTTAATTGAGGTAGCGTAATAAAATCAAGGATATATTCTTTTGTCCAACCAGAATATTCATGACAAAGAATATCAAATATTATGAACCAAAAATCATAAAAACTATCTATTGATTCATCAACATCGTTTTTTTTAGAAAGGAATCCAATTCATTTTGTTCTTTTATGGTATCAATCAATATAATTATTTGCGGCAATGTTAGATTATCCTTAACAAATTCAATCTCTATCCCCCAGATTTCATTGACAAAAATAGCAACTGCGTCCATATCTGAAATTATTATCCCAAATATTGAATCCCATGTTGTTATTGATTCTTCTTTTTGGATTCCACTAATAGAACTAAAAACTTTTTTGATAAAAGCAAAGGTCTTTTCAATTTGTCTTAGAGAAAAGGGTTTTACGATAATACTCTTTTCTCCGATGAAACATTCTTTGCCATTTTCATTCCCTGATAATATTGTCAAACCATCTTGTTTTTCGTCATTCATAAATCACCTACTAAGCCTGTTTCTATAGATAATCTTCAATTTTTCCCCATTCTTCATTTTCTGCCTGGGCTAAATCTGGTAGAGCCGTGAATTCAATAGGTATTTTTGTATTTTCTGTTTTCTTCAGGGAATGCGCAGAAGGGGCACTAATATAAGCAATGAATATAGTATATTTTCTATCAAGACCTGCTGGACTCTTTCCAATGAAAATCAATTCATGTTTTGTCA